TTAAACACTTGTTATATTTATTATAGTTATTACATCAATAGATAACCAAGAGGAGTAAAAAATGAAACGAAATAACAGAGAAACATGGTTAAACAAAATGGCCAAGGAATTAAAACGGCTTGTATTTACACCCGCAGGGATCAAGTTGAATCTGCGTAAGGTTAAAGTCAGTGTAGGCTACCCTCCAAGGGGCGGAGCCGCTAAAAAGAATAAGACCATCGGCGTATGTTTTGCCAGGGTGTGTTCAGATGCCAATGTTAATGAGATATTCATTAATCCATGTATGGACAAAGACAAGGTAACACAAGTTGCTGGCGTTTTGGTTCACGAATTAATACACGCTATAGAAGACTGCAAAGGCCACGGCCCTTCATTCCGTAAAATGGCACTGGCCTGTGGATTAACAGGAAAAATGACCGCTACAACGGAAACAGATGAACTGAAGGAAACAATCAAAACGATTGAAAAGAAGATCGGTAAATATCCGCATAAAAAGCTGAACTATGAAAAAGGACGTAAGCCCCAGACTACAAGGATGATCAAAGTGATCTGCCCTAACTGTCAGACGTTTCATGTCAGGATGTCCCGAACAATGTACGCAAACGCCGCACCTATCTGTGGTAACTGCTTTGACTCACTTATCGGCGACCATTATGAGTTTCCCTTAAATGCTGTCGTTAAAATGGTTCCAGAAGAAGACCTAAAAGGAGGTGAAGAATAGAAAGCGTTTAAACACTCCGCATATAAAAGAGCCTCGAGAGATCGGGGCTTTTTTTATATTTATTATTTACTTGTATCTTTGTGTTATAAATGTTATACTTACATGAGACATGAATGAGTTAAACAACAAAGAGAGGAGCTAAAAAATGAAACTGATCACTAAAGAACTTGAAAAAAAGATTCCTGCGTGGAAACGTTCAAGAATGAAAGTTGTTGACCGAGAAACAATATCGGGCCACTTCGACTGGATTCGTTTTGTAATAAAGTCAGTGACGAGATCGCATGGCAGAAAAATGCACTTTATGGATTATAATGAAAAAAATATTGATTTTGCGATCAATGAAATAGAAAAAGCCCTTCATAGCTTAAAAAAGTTAAGGAATTAATTAGGCCGCTTCTCAGAACTTACTGAGCGCCCAGATGTAAGCCTCGCTTGAATGGGCAAACAAAGTCAGCCGCCAAAAAAAAAGAGCCTCACTTTATTGTGGGGCTTTTTTTATACAATCCCCATAGCCTTTTCACGGTCTTCTAATTCCCTGATCCATTCCGCCCTGACGTTCTTTCTTTGTCTTCCTGGGGGTAACTTAGGCATACCCGCTTTTTTGGCTCTCTCCCTTAAATTATAAGCCTTATTACGCAGAATCTGCTTCTCTTTCTTCTTAAATGTACCACCTTGAATAGCCTTAACGTCTTTATTCTCACCGATTATCCTTTTCTTAGGCTTATTGTTTACAGGATCACGTTCTGGTAAGTCAGTGGTAATTTCAAGGCTGGCGGCCACATCTACAGCGTCATCAGGCTCTATAACTTCAACATCATCAAATTGGCCCACTTTTAAAAACTTCTCAAATGGGGATTCTATCCTTACAGTTATTTTATCTTCTAATTTACCGTAATGTTTTAAAATAAGAGTGGCGGCCTGTACATTTCCCCTTTCGGCTTCACGGATCATCGCATCCACTACGCCAACCAGCCGACCGCCACTAATTTCCATAAACCTTGAGTATACAGCTTCATTAAACGCTGGATCACGCTTATAAACCCTTATTGTCTGTCCTGTGCAGTCTAAAGCAGTAGAAGCATCCTGTGTAGAGATACCTGGTTGTGAAGCCATTAATTCAATCGCTAATCGTTGTCTGTCTGTGAATTTCTTCATGTAGACAGGGAGTTTAGTATTAAAGTCCATTATAATCCTTTATTGACGTTGCATAAGTTAATTTTGTGAGAGGAGAATAGCTATTGACGTTCTTATTTGATATTAGCGGGTGAGATGGTAGCACACACCCCTAAAACCGAATACCCCCCATACCCCCATTGATTCGTGTATCTTCACATAAGATAACATCATCTATAGTAATCACCTTATAGTATATGTTATATAACAAGGCTATACTGCTACACACATAGACATACAGGTAATCAACCCTATGTATAAGTGTGCGTATAACACGTCTATGTATAACTCACCTACATTCAGGGCTTTAGAAAAGGGCCATCGGGGGAGTGATTGACCCATAACCCTACCTCTTAATACTATCATCAGTATCCATCTCATATCATCTACCATATCTATTCCTACTGTATTCATATCATATTATATACCAGGATAGGTGTGTATTCTCCTACATGAGCAGTTGATATATTAAACTCATACCATTCCCTGGCTGTCTCTTCATGCCAATCATTGATCCTCATCAATTCCTTAATGATCTTCTCCACACTGTATACAGCTCTGGCCCTTACCTCTTCTATCCCAATGATAGCTCTATTCATCCCATCAATCAGCATAGCATCAGGGTTAATATCCCTTAGCCTATCAACAAACATATCATATTTCTCATCTATTGATTCAGCCTCATCACAGTGTTCCTTACACTCTGAGCATACATCAGATAACATAATTAATGCACCACAGCATTCACTTATCATCTCTATAAACATCCCTTGTATTTAGCCTTCAAAATAAAGTTATCCACATTTTGCTCTCTTTTAAATATAACCTTTAGTTAGTAATCTTTATTATTATGGTTAAAGTTTTCTTAATGGGGTAATTAAACATTTCTTTAAGAGGGCATTAAATCTGCTTTAAACCATGTGGATAACTATGTGGATAACTTTTCATCTCTCTTTATAGGGCTTCCCTTTCCCTTCACAAAAAGTGCATATAACCCTCTTTAATCTCAATGTAGGTAAATGATTATAACGCTTACAGGCACCTGTTATACCTATCTCCCAGACATTGTTACATGAAGGGCAGAGTTTAAGCCTTCTTGCCTCCTTCTTATGTATATTCCTTGACGGGACATCATTCTTCTTATTAGACAGCGTGTCACTACAAAAGCCATCTATTGCCCATTGTATATCATCACTCATTTCTTTATAAACCCAGCGCCTACAGGTGAATCACTTATATCAGGTGCTATCTGCCTACACCAATGAGCTATCAGTACAGCATCAGCCGTTTTAAGTGTAATCTTAATGTTGGGATACAGGCTTTGTGCTAAATGCTTGAGATACTTCTTCCTCTTTGGCTTATCTTTCGGCATAGCACCATAATACTTCATCCATGTCTGTGGAGTTACTTCCTTATACGGAACACCGTTAGAAGCTAATATCCCTAACCATTGGCCGTAATTCTTGCCGAAAGTGAATGTGCTTACCACCCCTTGTTTTGGCATACTGTGAACCTTCTCAATAACGCAAAACATATTAATACAATCCCATCTATGCTTATTGATGTAATCGGCCATGTCCTTAACCGTATCATGGCAGTTAAAGGCTTCTATGTAGCCATTCTCTATGACAGCCACGCCGCCACCAACTCCTGGGTCAATGCCTATATTAATCATTATAAATGAACAAATTCTGTTGTTTAATGTGGTCATTGTATCGAATCATCATCTGATCATAATATTCCTTGTCTATTTCACAACCAACCAAATCATATTCGTAATTATGGCAAGCAATCGCTATTGATCCCGATCCTAAGTGAGTATCCAATATCTTATCGCCTTCTTTGGCGTAGTTTATTAATAGCCATTCGTAAAGTTTAACAGGTTTTTGGGTTGGGTGTATTTTCCCTTTGTAACTACCCGAAGATAGCGGATCAAATGTAAATGTCATCGCATTTCTGTCAAAAGACGAATAAGCCAACTCAGATTCAGCAAATGTTCTACCCTTAAACCCAGGCCCCTTATCCCATACGATATAGCCTCGTGTAGGCCATAAACAAGCAAAGTAATTGCCACCCCATACAATCTGGTTTTTACTTACCCTATTAAGGTCATTGAAATAAGCGTTTGGCGGAATATGAGTATCCCATTCTTTTCTCTCAAAATGATTGTTCCCATCATAACCAACATTGCCACCACTCATGCCTATACCATAAGGCGGATCAACAATAGCCAAATCAAAGTAATTATCATCATATTTAGCCATTAAATCCATGTTATCCATATTCAACAGATTAATCATCCCGTTTATTCTCTATTTCGTTAATAATCATAACAAAAGCAATTAACATGGTCATCATTATGATCAATTCAGTCATCACTCACCACCTGATAGACAATGTTTAAACGCTTCATCTTTGGTAGTGTATGAGTAAATGACCATTGATATATACTTGACCCAGCATAACGCATAGATGAACAGCCGCCACTTATCATCCAGTTTTTAGGCATTTTAACCCTATGAATGACCTTACTTTTCACGAGCATCCTTTAAAGACTCGTTGTAAACAATTTTGATGCGGCGATGTGGATTGTATGTAATAGAGATGTAGTTGCACGCCTTTAATTTACTGATCCAATTTGAAATAGTCACCTTACTTACGCCGTATTTACCAGCCAACCATCCATTTGATGCAAAACAATAACCCCGATCAACTGCAAGGCCCCTGATTTCGCCAAACAACAGTCTTGCACCAACAGGCAACCGTTTATCATACCTGACCGCCCCAGGCACTATTATATAATTGACCTTTGATCTCATTATTAGAAGGGCAAATCATCTTCTATTTTATAGCCTTTTTGTTCAGCAACCCACCGAGTCATTGTAACATTTACAAGACCATTCATCATTTTTTGGGATTCTTTACCAATGAATTGCGCTCCCACCCAATAATCCTTGGTCTGTTCATAGTTGCCCTTGTCGCCCGTAAAATCGTCGGGAAGATATAATATAGCGCCCTTATGACTCTTGGCTTGATTGCGCAAATTCTTAACCATGACAAGATCGTCTTCTGGCGGCGTAGCATCGTTTAGCTTTACATTATCATCACTTTTAACAGTTTCGGCTGTTTTGGGGCTGTTTTCGGCGTTTAAATCATCATCTGGTAGCTTTGCCGCTATCTGATCAGCCTTAGCCACCAATTTAGCCGCACTTTCTTCTTTAGTGGTGGGCGGCTGGGACACGGGGCGAGTAGTTGTGGGCGATGCGGTATCACCACCCCCGCTGTCGAGAGGAGCTTGACTGTCCCAGCCGATAGGTTGCCAATCTCGTTCCACATACCCTCCTGAATCGAGATCAGCCCAATAATTTTTCATGCTATATAAATCTCTACCAATGCCATAATGAACTGCGGCCCTTTTAAAAGCATCTGATGCCTGTCCTTTCTCTGCATCAACTTCAGATTCCATACCACAGTCAGATTTGGTGGTGATTGATCCATCAGGCCATTTGACCTCAATGGAGCAAAACATCACTTTCCCGATTATCGAATAGCTGGCGCTCCAATTCTCTTTGCCCACAGACTCATCCAACTTATCCATCACATACCTGGCATCTACA